GCTGGACACCGGAACCGGCTGACAGGCCAAGCGTATAGGGCTGCCCGCCGTTGATACGGTAGTAGATGTTCTTCTCGCCACTCGTTCCCTTAGCCGTAAATGGGATGTTCACGTCGTTCCGGTATCCCCCGTCAGCCAGTCCGTTCCCAACCGAATAAGTGGTACTTAGTTCCATGGCCACCATCGTCACCCTGGCGGTAGCGGTTTTCATCAGCGTACCGCCATCATAACCGGCCCGCGCCTCCACCTGCACGGTGTAGGTCGTGGCATCCTTCAAGTAAGGCGACGCGTCAAAAGTATAGCTCTGACCGGCCGTAACACCGACAAACTCCGCATCCTGGAATTCCGAAAGGACCGTGGAGCCACGTTTTACGACCACCTTGGCCCTCAGGTCGCTGTAGCCACTCACCTCGCCGCCACCGGCCGTACCCACGCCAACGGCATATCTCACCACGAAACCGGTACCCAACGACAAATACTGGGAAGCGGGCAAGGAGGAACCCGAAGCATCGGTCAGGTCTATATTCACCACCACCTTGTCATCGTCCGTGTACTTGGAAAAGCGCACCTCCCTGTCGCTTTCCCCGCCTTCGCCATCCTTCTGCGTGACTGTCATCACGTACTGAGTGCCGTCCTCGCTGTCCGTCACGTCGATATTCGTCACGGTACCCACCAGCGAGGCGAACACCGCGCCGCTCGTGGGGGCTTTCGTCTCACCGGCGGCCAGCTCCTCCGTAGGGGTGGCCTTGTCATCGATACTTTTGATATAGTTCTCCACCAACCGGCCGCTCACCGGAAGATTACCCGTGGATTCGTCACCGGACCAATCGGTCTTCTGCATATCCAGACCGTCCTCGTCATACACTTTTTTCGCCATATCGTTATTCTTTAAAAGTTATTTCATCCGTTTCCAGCCATCCGTTCGGCTCCAGGGTTTGTCACCGCGCCAAAAGCCCGCGCCGAAACAGCTCCGGATGGCTTGCCAAACCAGCCTGGCCCCTATATAGACCGTCGCCACCACCCGTTCGCCTACACGGATGGCCGTCACCTCTTTGTTTCCAACACTTATCATACCTATTCCTCCTCGTAAATCAGGTAAATGGTCTTGCCGTCCTTTTCCGGGAGACTTTCAAACTCCTCCTCACTCATCTCCTTATGTTTGTAGCCTTGGGCTATCGCATCCTCGGCCTTCTTCGCGGCCGCCTCCGCCTTTGCCGCCGATTCACCCGCCGTCTGAATGGCCTTTTTTGTCTCCTGGGTGGCCGCTTCCATTTCGGGAGCCAATCCCTCCACCCTTTCAGCGGCCTTGATCGCCCGGGCCGCCGCGTCATCGGCTGGCTTGCTCAATAAGGTGATCGGGACGTTCACCAGTTTGTCACCTTTCTGTCCCGGCAGGGATTTGACCCCGCTCAGCGAGCCGACCGTCTCAAGGGATTCGACACTCTTCGATTCCGCCTTGACCGCCTCCAAAACCTGGGCGATATCCGATTCTGTCAGTGCCATATCAAACCCCTCCCTCTATCAGTTCATAAACTTGGCCGTAACCGCCGGCCGTCAGGCTCTCGCCACATACCTCCTTGATAAGCGTACCCTCCTCGGTGGTGATCTCCAGGATTCCACCGCCCTGGATGATACGCTGGCACAGGACGTAAGCCTTGAACTTCTCATCACGGCCTACCGGTTTGTCTTTTCCGTAATTGAACAGGGCCTCCGCTACGGCGGTGGCGATGTTGTCGCCGCCAAGCTCGTTCCCGTCAAAGCCCCTGAATCTCCTGTTTAAGTCAACTTTCATATCTCTTTGGTTTTAAATGTTTATTCCCCTGTATAGCCGACTATGATGCCGCCCCTCACGATAAGTCTTATTTTGTCAAGGTCGGGATTCTGGGCGGCACCATCCCCCCAGTTCACACCCTCGTTATACACGTATGTACCGTCGGAATTGCGGCTCTTGATGTACCGGAACCCTTTCGACGCACAAACATCACTTGTCAATCCGCTACCGGTATCCCTTACATCTACCGGACCCACAAAGAACCCGGCATAGGTCATACCGCTGGCCGGGTAGGTTAAGGAGCCTATCGATGCGTATATAGCGGCCCCACCGGATGTCGCCCCGACTGATTTTACGCCAAACCGCCCACTGGTAGCGCCATTGAAGGCCACGTCCACGATCCCCTCCGTCGAGGAACTCGAGACTCCCAGTTTCAAACTCCGGGAATCGTTTCCGAAATAATCGCGGCTCTTCCAATACAGACGGCCGGAATCGATGGTAAAGCCGCCAATCTTACCGCCGCTCGCCTTGACAGTACCGCTGATGTTCGCGTTCCGGGTCTCGATACTCCCGTCCGTGAGGACCTTGAAATAGCCGTTAGCCGTAACAAGCCCCTCCAGTTTGATTTGGTCGGCTTTAATGGTGACACCGGAAACAAGATTGCCGAACTCGTCACGCTTGACATAGACATTCAGTTCCGCCTTCTTTACAAGCCCGTTGCTTGTAACGCCCTCAGCGAACAGCTTGGAAAAATTGGCGGTAGTCACCAACCCGGATTTATTCCGCAATTCCCCGTTCTCATCGAAATGGACAGAAATCAGCCTGTTATATTTGGCCGTCGTGATAATGGAGGATGCCTCCAGCACATTGCCGTCCTTATCGAAATTCGCCGCCGCGATTCGGATCATCTTCTCCGACTGGTCGAAGAACGTGGCATACTTATACGCCAGGGCATCCGTCCGGTCTGTCGAGAACACCAACAAGGACACTTGGATAACACCCGTGAACGACAGCTTGAAGTCACCGGTCCCGTTCCACAGCCCGGAATGGTTGAATACCTTCTCCCCACCGACCGGCAAATCACCGTCGTAAGCGAACATGTTGAAATTCTCGTATCCGTTCTTGTTGGAATTGACAAACTCGATACGCAGGTGTCCGGCCTCGATCACCTTGTAATGGAAGGACAGGTAGACATAGCCCGGAATGCGAAGCCCGTCCCCGTTCAACTCCTTGAAATCGGGAATCGTGCGGAAATCCCCGTTCTTCTGCATGATATAACTGTTCGTTATCCTGACGTAAGGAACCTTGCCGGTCTTTACGACCTCCACGTTGCCGTTCTCGCTCGATACTAACAGTTTGTTACCGGCAAGAATCCACTTGCCGCCGAAAGTCAGGAACGCGGCCTTGTACCCGCTTATCCATTTACTCATCCCCTCGGTAAACGTGGTGTTATCGAAAAAGCTCTGCTCCTCCCTCACCTCGTCGCGCAGACCCTCCACGGCTGATTGTATCTTACCCTCCGTAATTTCAAATTTCGTCAGGATATCCTCGCCGGTCATGAGGACGAACGTACCTTTCAAATATACGTTGTCGCCATAGAGACCGTTCCCGTGTGGTTGGCTATTCGCCGGGAAAGCACTGTCCTTGATACCGTCAAGATTACCCACCCGGCAGCGCAAACAGCCGTTGAAGTTTTTCGCCATCACGCCATCCAGTATGTCAACACGTGGCTGGCCGTCCTCGGTAGCTGCTATGCTGATCAGGTTCTGCCGGAGCGGGTTTTCCGTGTTACCCATAAGTACACACTCATCGCCCGCCTTCGGTTCCGTCCCACCAAACTCCCTCTGGGGTACCGTTATCCCTTCCGCATCGCCTTCCGACACTTCCACCCAGTAACCCCGAATCTCCGCCCCCGTAAAAACGGCACAGCGCATCAGGTCGTGCGCCACGAACGTGTTCTCTTGCTCAAAGGAGATGCGGTAATTGTTGCCCTCCTTGGTCACGGTCTTGATCTTACCGTTGGCGGCGGAGACAACCAGCTGCCCCCTTACGCTGCGTACCGTTTCTATGAGCAGCTCCAGAGCCACCAACGTCTGCCGGATGGTCGCCTTGTCTATCGTGAGATTACTCAGCCCCGTTATTTTATCTATCCATATCTGCCAACCCTCGCCGAACATGCCGTCCACGAAACGGGTACTGCGGAGCAATTCCCGGATAACAGCCGTCAGAAACTCGGCGTTCCCGTCGCCGTCAACATTGCCTCCGGATTCACCGGCTTTGTAATCCCCAAAATAAGCCCCTTTCAGAAAACCGATCACCTCGGCAGCGGTATCCCGATGGCGTTTACTCAGGAATTCCCTTTGGCTTCTTTTTGCCGAGAAAAGGTTGTTGTCGGTCGGCAGCGTATTATCGAAGCTCCGGATAATATCGGGAAGCCCGGAACTTTCGGCCTTGGCTTTCGTATAGCTTTTCAATTCCCCTATACTGTCGTTTACCCTGTCAAATTTCGATACCTGCAGGGCGTCGCTGATCTCCAGGTCCATCTCCCCGGGAAGGTTTACCTTACGGGTGATCTTCGTAATGCGGCTCCTGCGGTAGCCGTCCTTTGGGAAATACTCGGCACTCTCCAAACGCACACGCCGGCCGACAAACAAATCGACTTCCTGCTGCTCGATCCACACATGATCGGTCGGAGCCTTGTAAGCGGCGATATCCAGCCAGTGGTCCTTGTTGTATTCGTCCACCGCAGTCGCAAATTCCTCCTCTGCCAGCCGGTAATACTTATCCGGCATCCGGATGTTCCAAAGGACATAGGTGTCCCCGGCCTTCGGGACGAGCTTGCCGCCCGGAAGCTGCGTATCATCACCGTAAGGCCAGATCGTGATGATCTCAAACTCACGGGTGGCGCTATCGAAATTCACCTCGAAATAATGGTCGTCCCCCTCTCCCAGCCCGGAAAGGTCACCGCTCTGGAAGGAGACGCGTTTCGTCTCACCGGCCAACTCATAATCGTTAGGATCGAAATCCATCCCGCCGTCCTTGAAGTAATAGACGGTAAAGGCCTTACCTTCCTCGTCCGTCACCTCCTCACTGCGGACACTGCTTACCGTTCCCACCCGCCGGGGATAGATATCGCTGAAGGCGGCCTGTTCGTAGTGGTCATAGATACCGTACTCGTCCACGCCCACCTCCACGTACTTCTTTTTTCCGGGGAGCATCAGACGGGGGCTGCCGTACTTCTCGGCGTCGATGTTCCGGCTGCTGCCGATCGGGAAAAGGCGTGTGTAGAACTTCGCCGTATTGCTCGTATCCCGCTCCAGGGAGGTCAGCCCCTTGCCGTATCCCAACGTGATCTCCTCACCGTGTTCGCAACGGCACACGTTTACCGTCTGCCCCTCGACCCACCACTCGGCCTTGCCTCCCACCTTGCCGGCGATCTCCTTCAAAGCCTGGTCGCAGTACATGCCCTCATAGTCGATCACGATAAGATCGGTACCGTCCACCTGCCCCACCTTCCAGTCGGTAATGTTACCCATGCCGTCGTTGATGGCCTTCACCACCATCGCCACATGGTCCCGCGGCGTGGCCGTCAATGTAAACAGGGGATTGGTGTCGCCGTCCGTTGTCTCCAGCACGAGAAAACGCCTGATCAGGCTCTCGATACCGTACAGCTTCAGGTTATACTCCCACTCGCTCCCGCTTTTCTCTTTCGGGGTGTACCGCTCCGTCAGCCAGTACCGCTCGCCCATGTAGTCCGTGAAGTCGCCTACATCAAGGGGGATATGGGCATAATGCGTGAAGGAGAGCGCCAGCACGTTGTCGCCCTGCACCTCCTTGCTCTGCGTCGAACTGTCACTTGCAGCCACGTCCGCACGCTTGGCCCCGGCTTTATCGTATATCGTTAGAAGCATATTCGAATCGTCTTTGAATGGTTATATAATCGGTACCGGCTCGCGGAACTTCACCTTGAATTTCCCGGCGTGGACCCCTTCCTTCCACAAATAGGTCAGCGGGGTGAACTTCGGACTGTCCGTGTATTTCACGTGCAGGGTCAGATCAAGCTGGGGAAACGCGATGTCGAGCCACCCGTCCTTCCCTTTTTTCAGAAAATTGATGAACGCGAAGTATTTCCGCAGCCATCCCTCCTTTGTCTTGTTATACAGGGCAAAGTGCAGCGTCACGTCACGCGCCTCGTTCCTCGGGGTAAGGACCGCGCTGTATTTCTCCCCGTCCTCCTCCCGTATGTCCACGGCCGTCTCCTTCTTCGTCTTGCTCGGGGTCAGGATCGCCGAGAGGTTATCCATGCCCCTGCGCCGGTCCTCCACCAGAAACACGCCGTATTCCGTCCAGATGTCCGTGCCGTTCACCAGCACCAGCCCGCCCAATATATCTGCCATGTCATTTCACTTTTAGTCCGTCACGTATCATTTTCTTTATCTCATCCTTTATCTCGCCCAGGTGGCCGGCACTTACGCCCGTATTCTCGGCGATCCGTGCCAGGTGGCCCTCGGCCGTGTCCATCTTCTCCGACACGCTCTCCAGCCGGTCGTCCATACTCGACCAATGTTGCAAACCGCCGGTAAACATCCCCTCCAGCTTCGAGCCCTGGTCATACGTCATGGCCGTGTAGCCGCCCGCTTTCGCGCTCTGGCTCGTACCACCTTGCTGCGTCTTGTCATAACCGGTGGCTGCCGCCAGTTTGTCGCGCAGGTCCACCGCCTCTTCCACATACTGCAAGTATTCGTCGGCCAAAGCCTTCCGTTCCGCTTCCGTCAGGTCGTTGTCTTCCATCGCCTTGCCGAACCGTTCCCACCAGCCCTTCAACTTCTCGCTATACATCTCCCCTATCTTGTTGCTCAGCATCGCCCGCATGAAATATTCCGAGATATCATCGGCCGCCTCCTTCGCGCCATACTTCATGTCCATCAGGTTATCGATAAAGCTGCCGTACATGCCATCGAACGAAATGCCGGTAAGCCCTTCGTACAGCTGGTCGGTCAGTTCCTCCAGCTTTCCGGCCTGGTCTATGTAGTCATCCAGTTTCTCGGTAAGCCGCCCGCCGTAACCGCCCTTACCCGTGTCCTGTATCTGTGTCCACATGTCCACGTTGCTTCTGAGAGCCTTCATCTCCTCCGGGCTCAGGCTCCACAGGTTCCCGTCCCACTGGCGGCCGATCTGTCCGCTCAGTTTGTCAATCTGTGACTGGCTGAAACCATCCCAGTAATAGTTCCAAGAGCGGTGGCTGCCGTGGTAACCGGCCTGCGCCATCGCCATCTGCAGGTAGTTCGAACTCGTCTCTTGCTGCATCCGGTAAGCGTCGCGGTAAGCGGCTACGGATTTGGTACCCTTGCTCTGTTTGATGGTATCGGTCAAGTCCTCGATGGAAGTCTGAAGCATTTCGTTCCGGCTGGTCAGCCGGTCCATCGTGGCCTGCACCTCTTTCGCGTTGCTTCCGTTCCAATTGATGGTGCCGCCCAAACTGAACAATGTCTTCACCGCGCCGCTTACCGCCTTGATACCGCCGGTAATGACGCTCATCGGTTTGGTCAGGTCGATGCTTTCCAGACCGTCCAGCGTCTGCCCTAAACCTTCCAGGTATTCGCCCATCCATTCCGGCGGATCGATACCGAACTGTTCCACCAGTCCCAGAAGGTCCTCTGCCGCTCCCACGTATTCCTTCACTTGCCCCACGCTGCCGTGCAGGGCATCCGTGGCCTCGGCCAGTGCCCTCTGCCTCGCGTTCCGGGCGGCATCCAGCGCGGCCCGGGCATTCTTCCGCTCGGCTTCAGTCCCTTCTTCCACGGCCTTGTTATAGGCTTCCTGGGCCTCCTTGACGGATAAGGTCGTGGATTTTACCCGAGACATGGATGATTCCAATGCCGCAAAGGGATCGCGCTCGCTAAGTTTCTTGTCGATGGCGTCAATGGCACGTACCAGGTCTTTCAGGCTGTCCGGCTGCAAGTCCTTCTGGGTATCGATATATTCCTTCAAACGGGTACGGAGGGATTGGAGGCTTTCGGAGGATACCTTGTCGAGGTCCCCGAAGACGGCTTCCCAGTCCAGCCCATCCTTCAGTTCCTCCATGTCAAGGTCTGCCACCTTTTTCTTCAATTCTTCCTGAAGTGTTTTTTGTTCGCCCTCAGTGGTGGCTTCTGCGATACGTTTTTCATACTCCCGCGTGATAGCCAGTTTCTTTTCCTCGTAGTTGCCATATTCCGACAGGTAATCACGCATGGCCCGGGCTTCTTTTTCCATATCTTCCTCCAAGGTGGCCGTAATGGCAGCGCTCCGGTTCTTGTCGTTGGAGCCCCGAGCGGCAACAAGGGCATCCGTCTGGTCCGGGGTCAATCCGTTGCCGCCGGTGGATATGCCGGCCTCCTTGTTCTCACGCTTCCAGTCTGCTTCCTGCCGGTTTATCTCTTCTTTCCGGGCGTTATAGTCATATTCGATTTGTGCCAGTTTCTTTTCGGTACCGGCTTGCATGCGGTCTATCTCTTCCTTCCGGTTCTCGGCCTGCAGGGCGGCAAGATCCTGCGCCAGCCTGCGCTCTGTGGCAAGCCGTTGCCTGGCTTCCGCTTCCGGATCCTGTCCGGACTGTTTGGGGTCGGTATGTCCGCCGATATTCCCTTTTTTGGCAGCTTCCGCGGCTCTTTTTGCCTCTTCCCTGGCTTTTGTCAGGTAAGCCTCGCGTCTCGCCTCTGCCTCCTTGATTTTCGCATTTTTGTTAGCCTCATTCTCCTTGTCCACTTCCGCATCCATTTCTTGTGGGGTAAGCCCGACATGATGGGCTCCCATTTTGGCCATAAAGCGGAAAAAACCACCATGTGCGCCCTCCACTTCGTCCGGATTCTGGGCTTTGATTTTATTCACCTCCTCATCCGCTTCTGCAGCTTTGTTGACAAGGTTCTGGACATTGGCCTGATGCAGCAGGACCTGTACATAGTCCTCGCTCTTTTGGATAAGGGTATCATACCACTCGGAAAGTGTTTTATAATACCCGAAAGATTCCCCGTACTTGCGGTTCAGCTCCTCCACCTTCGCCTTTTCCTGTTCCTTGCTTCCGGTGAAGTTCTTTATCTCATCGATGACCGATTTAAGTTCGAAGCGGGTACGCACCATCTGGGCACGGCCGTCCTTCTCTATCTCGGTCATTTCCTTGAGTGAGATGTTGAATTCATCCACGCCTTTCTTGGCACGGAACAAATCCTTCGTCCACTCCACGATCTCGTCACCGTACATCACAAGCAGCATGATGCCGGTGGTCATGGCTGTCTGCCAGGAAAAGAGCGAGGACAGAACCTGTTTCCATACCGGCGTGCCTTTCTTGCCGGACTTCTGCAGCTCATCGTATTCCTTGCGGGCACGGGCCAGTTCGTCCGTAAAAATCGGCAGGTTGTTGGATATGGCCAGGAAGAACATCTGCGGCCCCATGGCCAAGGAGGGCATCTCACGAGCCATCTGCTGGATGCTGTTGTGAAGCCCACCCAACTGGCGCTGCGCATTGGGTACATCTGCAGGGGTGACCTGTACGGATTCCGATTCCTCCTGCAGCAGTTTCAACTTGCCGCGCAATTCCTCAAGCTGCTTCTCCAGCGCGTGGATCTGCGCGATATTGGCACTCTGGTCCAGATTGGGGGCAGCCGTATCCCCGGCAAGGCGCAGCCTCTCCAGTTCAGCCTCCAGCAGTCTGACGGTATTACGCAGTTCCAGTGCCTCGCGCTCGGCCTTGTTCATGCCGGGCGTGAGGTTGTCCTTCATCAAAAATTCAACTTCTACAGGTTTCATTCCAGTCTGCTTTGAAAAAATCCTACAATATCGTCCGCCTCGTCCTCCGCGCTACGGTCCGTTCTCCGGCTGCCTTCACCGCCGCCTTTCTTCCGCCTCATATACCGGGGCGCGTCGCTCAGCATCATGATCAGCGTCTGGTAATTCACCCCGTCAAGGATGTAATCCACGCTCCAGCCGGTCGCCGATGCAATCTGCCATATAAATCCGAAGGGGCTATGGGAACCTTCATACCGGGTCCTTAACTCCCCCTCCCCACCTGGCTCAGTCTCGGCTTCATCGGGTTCGCCCGATCCACCGATCTGATAATACGCGTAAAATCCTTCGTGCCCATCAGACGCTCGAACATATGGAAAGCGGCCACCAGGAACCTCCAATCGACAAGCTCCCGAAGTATCCATGCCGTCAGTCCTATGCCTACACGCCGGGCCACGCAGCCCCGGCACACCGTATAAGCCAACATCCGGCTGATGCCTTTTCCGTACTTTGCCACAAAGGCCATTTCCTCCGCCTTGTCCTTCGGTTTCCAGCCGGGTGCCACACCCAGTTTCAGATACTCCCTGGCCAGCAGTATCTGACCCCGAAGCCGGGGACGCTTCATCGTCACACGCAGTTCCAAGGGACGCTTCTTAAAGGGGACGCTCCACCTTTTAAGAGGAACGGACACGCCACCGTCCAGCAACGCATCCGCACACTCCATTTCTATCAGTTGCTCCAACCGGTCGTCCATACGCTAACCCTCCCCGTCCGAGGTCCGTACTTCCGCAGCGACCGCGGCTTCCGCCGCCGGTAGCTTGTACTGTTTCCACTCATCGGGAAGGGATTCAGTGTCAAACACACCGTAAGGCTGCGAACCGTCTTCCGGCATCGCCACCTCCAACGTACACTCGATCTTCGCCGTTTCTGTCAGGGTCAGCTTGCCGCCCAAATTGGAGAGCAGTGTCGCGTTGGGCATCAGGATGCTCTTCCCGGACACAAGGGCAAGTTCCCAGGGACCCTGCATCACCATCGCGGTCGAGGGAGCCGTCCAGCCCACCGGGGTTTTCTTTTCCGTGTCCTCTTTTTTGTAATGAAGAGAACCGCCCAGCAGTTTGTGCAGGTTATCAAAGTCCATCTGGATCACATTGAACGTCGGCGCTATGCTACCGTTCGACTGGGCTATGACCAGTACCGGGGCACCGGGCACCTGTTCCGCCTCGATTTTCGCCGCCTCAGGTTTCTGGCCGCCCAAGTCAAAGGAGCCTTTCTCGATATAGCCCACGACAAAATCCTTATATTTCACGGCACCGATGCCGTACATGAAATTCTTATCCGCCATCTTTCTTTTGTTTTTGAATTAATATTACCGCTAAAACGCATATCAGTATTCCAGCCCCGAAACCATATAAGAAGATTTGAACGGGGTTCGAACGCTGTTTTATCTCCGCTTCGTACAAATCCGCCATTTCCTCCCAGGCCTTCCTGTACGTCTCGGACCTGCCCGCATAATACTCGACCATGATTTGCAGACTATCGCAGCTCGCATGCACGGCGATCACGTCTCCGTCGCGGCTTACCGACACGTTCGCCTGCCCGCTCTTTCCGCTATACGATGCTTCGGGGGGTAGTTTCATCAAACTGTCAGCCGGTATCGCCAGCCGTACCTCCGACTTCGGGACCGCCTCCGTCCGTACAAGGAGGACTTCTTTGGCCATACTGTCCACCGCCATCCGATTCGCCTCCGTCCGGGAGGTCTCCTTCACTGTCTTTCGGGTGCTCACGCAACCGGAAAAGCACAGGACAAGCATCAGAATGCTTGCAATTGCCGGCATCACCGATAGCCTTGCGAAGCCGGGCCATCTCGCGCTTGGTAGACCCAAACTCCTTCTTGGTCGCACGCAGTTCTTCCCGGGTCTCATTCAATTCCTTCTTTAATGGTTCAACAATATTATCTATCAATATCCGGGTGGCTTGCTCAGTGTTGTCAATCCGGACCGTCTCGGCTTCGGCCCTCGCCTTCTCCGCCTCGGCATTCGCCTTGCGGACAGTCGCCTTCAGCGTGAGAAGCCCGATGACAGCCGCCAATAAACCGCCGCCCAGTACCAGGTTGAGTATTTCACTAAGCCCCATCTCTGATACCTGTTTATGCCTTGCTTTCCGATTTCTTGACTATAAGGCCGATAAGCCATTGCACCAGTCCCGTGTCCGCGACCCCGTTCGCGACAAGGGACGCACCGAAACCGTAAAGCAGGGCTATATACCACTGGACATCCGACACGAATCCGGCATCCAGCCACCACAGTAACATGGCGCCTGCAATACCGACGCACCAGCTGACAATCTGGGTAACCAACCCGTTCATTTTCGGAAACAGGGACTTGATCCCTTCCGTCAGCAACACCACCATACCGGAAAAACCGGCGAAAGTGGCGATCATGCCGTCATAGTCCACAGCGGTGGATACATCGCCCGTCTCGGCAAACACGGCTGACACAGAGCAAAGCATCAGCGCAAAAAACAAAATCAACTTTTTCATTTCTTTCTTCTTTTTATTGGTTAATACCGATCTCTTTAAGCCATTTCTGTACGTCAAAGCTGGGGCAGGCTTTCGCCGTCAACTCATTGTGTCCTACAATGCGAACGTCAGGAAAACGCCGATGGAAGTCCTTCACATACTTCTCCAATGCCTTTTTCTGGCAACCGGTGCGGGTGTCCTTCGGGGTCTTGCCGTCTTTCTCCACGCCTCCGGCATACACGATGTGACGGCTTACACTGTTATATCCCTTGGCACCGTTGGTCACTTCCCAAGGGTCCACCTGTGCATCCTCATTGTTTTCTACCAGACGTTCCACGCCTCCGTTCAGGTGGAACAGGTCGGTGTAACCCACCTGTTTCCAGCCACGGCCACCCTCGCTTACCGGGGCGGTGTGCCAACGGCGGATGTCCGCCGATGACACCTCACGGCCCTCCGCCGTGGCCGTGCAATGGATGACAAGGTATTTCAACTTGGCCATCACCCCTCTCCTCCTTGTTTTTTGGCGGTCAAAGTGATTTTGGCCGTCTTACTGCGGTCGGCATCAAGGGTGACGGTGATCGTACCGGTCTTGTCGTTGCCGGTCGTGTTCGGATCAGCCGTAACGGTCAGGCCCCCGTCCGTTTCCACCATCTTAAAGCCCGCCGGAACCGCACTTGCCCCCCACTCACCGGAAGCCGTTACCGTAACCTTCTGCGTGCCGCCGGTACTCTCAAACGTGAGGGTGGCCGGTTCTACGGAAATGGTTTTCTCCGCGGCCTTGAACACGGGGTTGGTACGGGTATCCAGTACGACAGCCTCCTCGCCGAAAGCGATGTTCGTGTCCGCCTTCATCAGCAACTTGAAGAAATACAACTCGCTGGCGTTGGATACCTTGTCGATCTGGATCACGTCCTCGTCATCCTGCAAGTTGACAGCGGCGAAGAAATTGCCGTCCGCGCCCATCGAGCAAAGGGTGGTCACGATCAGATCGTCCGGCCACGCGGAGAGCGTCTCGATGGTGATGCCCTTGTAACGCTTGCTGTTTACGTCCGTCTCGCTGGCGTTCTTGGCCTCCCGTTCGGTCAACTCATCGTCGTACTTGTCGAAATCGTTAACGCTCATGATAATGCGCAGGTTCGGATTGTTACGGATGGCCACGGGGATAGCCTTACGAACGGCCTTCAACTTCTCCAGCATGGTCGCCGGCTTACCCGATACG